AACAATATAGGAAAACCATAATCGGACGTGTACGAATTTACACGATATATTCCATTAGTGGTTAATGAGTCAACATCTTCATAATTGAATGAACCAGAAAAAACCCGATTAGATTGCATGATTGTCCACTCATTATATTCAGTCCACTCGCCCCAACCATTATTGCCGGATACCCTGAATCTAATCATTGCCTTTGCTACATCGTTGCTAAGATAAGGAGCAATATGAACTTGTACTGCAATCGAAGATGTATATTTTGTCACCAACAAAATAGCTGAACCCGATTTATACGCTCCCGTTTCTTTTACACTATCAATATCACTGAATGAAAATGACTTAAATATCCTTTCTCCTTCACGAACGATTTGAATTGCCGATGGCGATACATTTACTCCTTGACTTGTTTCACGAAGAATTAGGGCATATTTCGCATCTCCGGGAACATTAAAACTTATTGTTCCTGGAGTATAACTATGTCTGCCACTTTCACCATTGGCAAATGCAACCGATTGTCTATCAGATGGGCTTAATGTAGGGATTCCGGTTATGAATGTAACATGACCGTTTGCTTCTGTCGTTATTGAGATGCTTTTCGCACCCGCCACATCAACAAGACTTGATTTTCCCTGTAAACGATAAGACAGGTAGTCTTGGGAAACAACCGCATTAACTATTGGGAATGTCATTGGGTCAGCGGAGACATCGCCGCCGAACAATACAGAATGCACCTCATCAAATATGGATTTATCTGAATTATCTATTTTTTGGCCTAACTGACTGATCTTGCCATCAAGCACCTTGCCCTGGTGTGCTGCCAAAGGAAGGGATGTGCTGTCAGAGTCAAGGCTGTCCACGGGCTCCAGGTTTCCGATCTCACCAACCAGGCTCCAGCTGGGGCTGGATGTGCCATTGTAGCGATAGACGGAGCCGTTATCGGAGTCCGAAGACGCAATCACGACAATCTGACCGGGCCGAAGGGGAAGGCCCGTGAGGTCAGATACGGGGGCCGTGTCGGCCTCCATTGCCGCAACGCTGGCGTAGATCTTACTGATCACCAGGGCCGCGCCTTGCTGCAGCCACAGCTCATTCATGGCCAGCAAAGTGTCATACATTATTCCACCGGCCCGCTCAGGGCTGATGCTGTTCAACATAGTCTCATCACGGAGAGCTGCTGCACGGGCTAAGAGTTCATTAATGTTTGGCATATGTTTAATATATGTTTAACCGTTAAAAACAAGGGACTAGTGCACGGGCATATCCTAACCCTTCAGGGAAAGGATCAGCGGCGGTGCCGAATACGATGCTCACGCTGTTATTGCTTGCGTCTTTGGTGATAGCCGCAGACAGGAGGTATTCTTTAACGCTGGGAGAAGCCAAAGACACCGGCAACGCAAACGAGATATCTTCCAGGCTATTCATATGCTCATAGGATATCCCGGAGAATGTCATTCCTCCTATGACGGAGGCTCCTTGAGGAATGTTCAATTCGGCTTCTATGAACCAGATGCCGTTCTTGATTCTCAAACGTGCATCTTCGACGTTCCCTGTGACGGTATCCTTCTCATATACGTGATTATCCAGCAGAATAGATGTTCTGGGGACACTCTCCAATGCAATACCACCCGTGCTTACCCCGTTGATGAAGGCAGACCTGGTGTCATGGCATTTATGGCTCTGCCCATCCTTGAAAGTTCTTTCACTGCTAAGCACCGAATCTATGTGAAAATAGAGCGGGGCTCTCCAGCTCACGTTGATGGTGGCCTCTTCCACCGGAAGCAATTCACCATTGAGCACGACGACACCCGCAGACACGTGCGTCTGAGAGGAAGACACACGTGTGATTACCACTCCCTGCAGGATGGCATTCATAGTGTCAGATCCTAACCCGGATATGGCTTTGGCAAGCATCAAAAAGCCTGCACTAGCGGCATTCTGCATGAAGTCAATGTCGCCAAGGTAAACGGGCTGAGCGCCCTGGTACGTTAATAGCTTATTCATATATCTCTACTCTAAATTCTGTTCCTGCCATCTTATAGTAGTTCACCCAATTGGTGACGGTGGCCACATCGGCCTCAGAAAGCGCTGCGGGGATATGCACGACAAAGGCACCGGAAGACTGCAGCATTGAGCTCAAGGTGAGAGGTGTATTCGGAGCCTCTTCCTGGAAAGACATATAGACCGGGCTAGCGCTCTCAGATGAAAATGAAAGGGCCGGTGGCTCGATCTCTTCATCTGTGATGTATATAGCCTTGTATTCAAAGAAAAAAAGGCCGTTTAAAAAGCGTTCTAAATAGTTATTGAACGCATTATATGTCAGCTGCTCTTCTACGCCTGTTTTGTAAGCCTGGAAGGCCGCTTGCAGCTGCTTCACCGGGTAAAGCATAGAGCGAAGGAAGGCGTAAATGGAAGCCTTCCTCAAAGCAGGCGGGAGAAGGTGGATAATCCACTTGTCTACATCAAAGAGATAAAACATAGTCGATTCCGTTTCTGAGGTTATTAGAAACAAACGACCCTCCCACGCTTGCGTAGTTATTGCCGACAACGGGAGAGAAGGAAGACTCAGCAGCGGTCTTCACGGACACCTGGGTGAGAATCACATCCACCACACCGGCAGCGCCCTGGATGGCATCCACCAGTTTGGTCTTATTAAGAGTTCCACCGTAAACAATTCCTTTGAGGTAGCTATTGATGGCATCCTCTACGGGATACACCCCCGGAGCCGCAATGAGCTGCCCATCCGGAGAGAGCACCTGAGCATTGTACTGAACGGTGATGGCCACCTGTACCTCGTCAGGATCCTGGCTTACGGCCTGCAGAAGAATGCCAGCCGGTTTGCGCTCATGGAGGTAGGCAGAGAAGGCCGAAAGCTCATCGGCCGAAAGAGCCGCGGGAGAGCCGGAGCCCCCATCCTTGGATGCAAGCACACATACCATGCCTCCGAGATCACGGCAGGCCGCGAACTTGACTATCTGCTTGCTTGTGTCAATCTCCGGGTAGATGAAGCCCTGGGTCTTTTCGTCAAATACCAGGTTGTCTCCATACTGGAACTCCAGGGCAACCTTGTGATACCACGGAATCGAGGCCACCACGGCTTCTGCAATCTTTGCGTCGACGTCTTTCTTAAAGGCGTCATACAGCGTCTCAAGCAAGAAGATAGCAGCAGCCACGATGGAGAACCAGATGGACTCAAGGCTCACGGCGCTGAAGGTATCCGCAAAGGTCGCCCCCTCAGCGAATCCGTATCTCTCGATGATGGTAGGGTCGGCCATGAACTGCTGCGTCATTGCGCCTTTTATCTCTTCAATTGATCTTGCCATATTATTCAAACTCTAAGGTGAACTGTTCCGTAAAAATCCGCTGACGGATCTCTCCGTCTTCATTGTACGCAGTGGCCGGCTTAATGCCGTTTTTTCGCACGTAATTCTGCAAGTAGGCATCATACGTCACATCCGGGCAGAAGAGCACATCTCCCACCTCCAAATCGGCCGTTATTGACAAGCCGTTTGATTGGGCAATACCAGGGAGCCCCCTAAGATCTCCGTAGACCTGAAGGGCTATGTCTGAAAGCGTCTGGCGCTTGAGTACAGTAACCTTCATTCTACTTTAAATTGAAATGAAACCACTTTTTGCCTCTCACGGCCAAGATAAACCCAATCACCACAGCTGCAACCAGGGCTGCAACGTAGATATACCACGGGCACCATCCCTTCACCTCCGTGGAAAATTTCTTCTCTTCCTCGCTAATATAGAGGATTTCGGAGGCCTTCCTAGCCGTGCTGTCCTTCTTTTCGTGCACCTGTTCATCTTTCGTCTGGGAAACGCCTGCGGAGGTCTTCGACTTCCTGGAGGTGGTAGTAGTTGTGCGCTCCATCACATACTGGGTGCCGGTGGAATCCGGGGCCGACAGGGTCTCCTTAACGGAGGTCTGATCCAGGATCTCCCGGACCTCCAGCTGCTTCTGCAACTCTTCGTGCACCACGCGGTCCACCATAGATTTGAAGGAAGCGCTATCAACCTGCTGCTGAAGGTCCAAAGTTCTAGCCACCTGCTCCCCGGAGAAATACCTGGGAGAGCAGGCCGCTAAAACAAACACGCACAAAAAAAACGAATATAACCTATACATAGGCTTTTAAATCTTTTCTCCTTTATAGCTTTTGTTATACAAAACCCTTCCCCGCTGTTTTCCGTTCAACTTGTGACTCACATGAACAAAATCCGGGTATAGTATAAGCTGATCATACGGAAGCTCCAGCTCAACTGCCTTTCTCGCAATCTCAAGAGAAGAGAAAAAGGGGCTTCTTATATCAGAGGCTTCTCCCTTTCTGTGCTGCGATGTTTCCACTCCGCCAACGAGCTCATTGAGTTCTTTGCAACGATAGCCGCTTGAGATTATAACTGTGCACTCAAGGGCATCCCTCAGAGGCTGTAGCACATTGTCAACAAGAGCCTTAATAGACTTTTTCACAGAATCGTTTGGAATACTGTTATCTATCTCTTTCTCCTTAGCTCTTTTGCTATTCTCGAACTCGCTAAACGAGAAGTTTTTGCTGATGTCACCCATCGTTAATCCTCCTTTTTGATTTCCTCATCCACAGCCTCCGCTTTGTCCATGTATTGCTGCAGGTAGGGAATATTCTTGATTATCTCAAAGCTCATCACGTAGAAGATGAACTTGATGGTTTTACTTTTCGGCAGCAGCTTGTGGGTGTTCCGGAGGATGTTGACGGCATAGAAGTAGATAATAGCGTACACCACACCGCTGATACATTGGATGGCTCCGGAGGGATTCCCCATCTTCTCTCCCACCAGGTAGATGGACAAAACGATGACGTAAAACACCAGGGTCTCCATGATGCAGCGGAAGAATTTGCGCAAGTTGAAATGCTCATTTTCCACGCCTACGCCTGCCAAAAGGCCGAAGACGCAGTTGAGCAAGAAGATGAAGAAGATCACAAATACAATGTCTTTGAGCGGAGCGAAATACCCGACAAGGACACTGAAAATGGAGATGAAAAGGTTTTTAATAGTGTCAAACATAGCTTGCCTTGATTTTTATGGTATGGTTTTCAATTTTCACTTCTTCCACCTGCTGACCATCCATCTCCAGCTGCTCCCGTATCTCGCGGGACCACGTGAGCCGGTCATTGTCCAGCGTCATCCGGTCGATGCCGACGCCAACGGACACGTCATCCTTTAGGTCTCCCTTGTGGAAGACAAGGATGAGGGCCTGGTTCTGGTGCAGTATATCTCCCACCACAAGGCCAGACTGGATCCTTCCGGAAGCATCGCTCACCACCTTGATGTCAAGGTCATAATCTGTCATTTGAATGCCGTTCATAGTCTAGTGCTTTATGGTGTCATCTTCATAGTCATTTTTGCTCAGCCTTGAGGCTTTGGCCAGAACGGCGGGCACGTTGGTCGGCCCGTCGGAAGGCAGGTTCCCACATACCACACCACCTGGAGGGATGGAGTGCGTGTGATTGTTGAAGGCTTCAACCAGCGCATTGATCTTGTCCGTCAGCGCATCAATATTGATCAGGCCGCCAAGCTTCCCTCCGTTGATTTCAATCCGCTCGATGGCGTCCACCGAAAGGACGGCCAGCTGTGTCAGGTCTCCGGAGAGAGAGCCGACAATGACGGCCGAATTCACCCTGGGAACAATCAGCATCTGCGCATCCTCCGAAGCCTCAGACGCACGGAGACGGACCCCGGCCACATCCATGTCGCCGAATCGCACCGTGCAGGTGATTCCCTCCACGGAGACGACAATGCCCTGATAGACCGCAATGGGCGCCGGGCCCACCGCGTTCTTGAGGTTGTTGAGTAGTCTCTGCTCCTGTGTCATATCCTAGGTCAGTCTATAGCCCAGTTCGACGGTGCGCTTGCCTCCGTCGGCGCTGAATTCCGTGGAGACGGCCCGCACAAAGTAGGAGCCGTCCTTGTAGTCGTAGTCCTTGTCGTGCAGCACGGCCTTATCGCCGGGCTTGATATAAGGAACCAGCCAGGTGACGATATTGCCGTCGTAGCCGTCGAAGGTGAGCCGCTTGTGCTCACTCTCTCCGCGCAGCTTCATGGATTCGTCATCGCTGGATGCGCACTTCACCACCACCTTATCGCCTCCGGTGGTTCCATACTCCCTCTGCTTTACCTTCCCGTCAGGAAGGAGGGCCTTCACCACCACACGGACCCGGCGGTCTTCGGTGCGCCTGTAGGTGAGGTCACAATCCTGCACGTTCTGGGAGAAGTCATAGTAGATGGTGTTTCCCACCTTCTCTCCGGGAGCGTGCACGTGCAGGGTCTTTTCCTGGATGTAGATATCGGCCCCACATTCTTCCTGGATCTTACGCAGCACATCGTAGCCGGTTGCGTTGTTGATGACAAACTTTTCGTAGGTCCAGCTGTAGGAGCAGTCAATGGAGAAACCGCCTCCAACGCCTTCCACGACAAGTTCCAGAAGGGACTTGAGGGAGACATTGGTAAATTGGCGGTCCGTCAGAGCCTTCCTGAAGAGATACAGGTCATCCTCGCACTCCAGGGTGATGGCCCCGTTGTCAGTGCCGACGCGCTGCACCCAGCCCACGAACTCCTGAACCATTCCGATTTCGTCATAGCCCAGGTTGATGACAATCTTATCTCCCCGGTGGATCTTCTGCTCCACATCGAGGGCAATGTTATACTCGGCAGCTGGAAGAGTGACAACGGCGCTGTCTGCAAGCTGCTCAACGGAGCGGATGATTTCCACCTTCTCCACCATGCCCAGCTTGTAGTCGCCGACCTCTATGTCAAACTTCATCGTAAACATTGCCTATATCTGTTTCAAGTCCTCCCGCCTGAGCAAGAGCTTATAGATATCATCGCTGACCGCGTTGATGGTGTAGGCCTGGTTTGCCTGCCCGGCCGTGAAGGGGATGCTCCAGTCTTCCACCACTATCTGCGTGATGGAGAAAAGCTCCATCTGGGGAGACTTCACCAGCACCTTCCCGGCCTCGCAAAAAGAGCGTAGCTTCTTCACGTCTTCGGACGGGTAACGGTTATTCTTCCCCATCAGGATCCCGGAGATGCTGAGGTTGTAGTCACCCTGCGCCCAGCGCTCCTTGATGGTTCCCCTGACGGTTCCCTTGGAGACCTGCTTTTTGACAAGCACGTTGGTGCCCTGCACGGTCACTTGCGGCTCATACGGGAGAAGCCACCAGGGGCCACCTTCCACCGCAAGGTAGAGCGGGAAAACCATGGGCACCCCTTTGGCGTTGGTCACCAGGATCTCAAACAGCTCTTCATCGGAAAGATCTGCGAGGGAATCCATCTCCGGCATCTCACCGGCGACGGGCTGCTCATTAAACAGCCTGTACGGCGGGAACTTGATCTGGCCGTACATCTGCTCCAGTATGAATCTGTACTCCGTCATCGTGCTGCGCTGATTGCTATTTCAAGGGAACGGTTGACGCTTTCCAGGACGGCATCACGGATCTCGCGGAAGTCCTTGCCGCTGGTGTTATTGATATTCACATCCTCAAAGAATTTGCCGATGTTCAGCACGATGGATGTGTTACGGGTCCCGCCGGTGGTGATGGCATTAGCTGTAGAGCTGGCCGTCGCTCCGGTGGTGGGAGTGCCGGTTCCTGGAGTGGAGAAGGCTCCGGTGCCCGCTGCGGCCTTCGGGTCACTGATGGCATTCTTGGCCGCTTGCTTCTGACGCTCAGCCTCCAAGTGGGAAGCGTAATTGCTGCGCACGCCTCCCGCCAGTTCGCGGGCCGATGTGACTGCATTCCCCATGGCGGAGATACCCGTGAACTCGGCGGCGCCGGCCTTCGCAGTCTCCCAGGCCCCGGAGAAGTCTCCCTTGAAGAGCTTGTTGATGGCAAGCCCCATTTTGCCAAGGCCAGACACTATGCCGGTGATACGGTCAAGCACGTACTGCTTGAGCACATTTCCAAAGCCCTTGATGGTGTCCCACACCGTCAGAATGACAGCGCGGAACCCGGCGAACTTATTCCAGCAGGCAATAACGGCCGCTGTAACGGCCGCTATTGCTGCGACTATGAGCCCGAAGGGGTTCAGGTTCATCAGGGTGATGATAACGCGAAATACGGCCGATAAAGCGCTGGTTGCTACCGTTGCCAGATTGGTGGCCACAACATATGCTCCCACGGCAATGGCAAGGTATTTGACCACCGGGATGATCTTGTCAAGGTTGGCAGTAGCCCAGGCGGCCATCTTGGAGATAAACTCCAGGCCCTTTCCAAGAGCGTTCAAAACGGGAATAATCAGCGGCTGAATGACATTGTAAAGCTCCAGGAGGGTTCCCAGAAGCTTTCCCTTCAGCTGCTCAAAGGCGCCATAGGAGGTCTGAGCGATTTTCTCAGTCATATTGCTGAACTTCCCGCCTTCACCGGTCGCACGCTGGAAGGCAGCACGGACCATATCGAAGGTGATGAGTCCCTTTGACATCTCATCCTTCAACTGGGCTACGGACTTTCCCGTCTGCGCGGAGATGTCAAGCAGCGGGTTATAGCCGGCATTGATGAGCTGCAGCAGGTCCTGCCCCTGCAGCTTGCCGGCAGCGCTGATCTGACCGAAGACAAGCGCCAGCTGGTTGAGCTTGTTCTTGTCTCCCATGGCCACGTCACCCAGCATCTTCAGGTCGTCAACCACGGACTCCGTGCTGACGCCAAAGCCAAGCATGGTCTTCGCAGCCTCCTGTGTGGAAGTCCTATCCCAAAGGGTATTATCAGCGTATTTATTGATTTCTCCCAGCATCTTGGCCGCCTTTTCCTCACTGCCCACAAGTACGTTGAATGCGGTGGATGTCTTTTCAGCTTCCATTCCAAGCTTTGAGACCACACCTACACCGGCCGTCAGGGCCACGATGGGATTAGTGATGAACTCCGCGCCCGGAAGGGAGCGGAAGGCCTGCCCCAGGCTCTTTGTGAGCCTCGATGAGAACCGCGCAGCGGAGCGGTCGGCTGCATCCAGCCCGCCTTGAACGGCGTGGATTCTGGACAGGGCCTGACCGTCTCCCTTTGCGGCAATATCGATGATAAACTGGGCGATGTTCATTTCTTCTGGTTACTTTCTGATTGTCTGATGTGCTTCAGCTGGGCGACAGTCAGGGCCCATTCGGCGTCTGTCAGCGTATCCGGGTCCTGATGGAGGTAATACCTGATAAGCGTATTGAAGTAGCCTATCACGTCGGCCTCCGGACTCCCATCGGCCAGCACTATAGCTTTTTTAGCTCGGCCTCCTTCGTTTCAGACAACGCACCCAGAACGGGCACGGCGGCGAAGAAATAGTTGTCGTTATCCTGGAACTCCGTATCCCCGTCAATCCAGCACTGCTTCAGCAGGATTTCGGAGAATTTCACGGAGTCTTTGGCCTGGCCGGATCCGGCCATGGCAAAAGAGAGATCCTTACGGGTCGGCTTGTGGAGAACGGCTTTCTTGTCTTCGCAGGTGATTTCAAAGACGTTGTCGTCTCCGTATTTTTCTTTCCAGCCCTTGAGCTGTTCTTTCGTATAGGTAAACATTTTTTTGCGCGTTAAATGGTGTTTAAAAGTGTTTTAAATGGATGGGGCCGGGATGGCTCCGGCCCCTCCCATCGTTTAGGTTTTATTGGTAGTTCTCTACCACGTCAAGCATCACCAGGGGAAGCTCAATTTCCATGAACTTGTCATTCTGGTTCAGGCCTTTCGGCTTGGAGGTAATCTCCACACCAACCAGGAGGTCCGTCTTAATGACGTCACCCCTGGAAGGGTTGCCGTAAGACACGATGATGTTGAAGCTCACATCCAGGGCGTCTCCACCGGCTGCAGCATTCAGGGCATCGTACTCCGACTGCAGCAGGCGGATGGAGCCCGCGTAGGACTTGTTCCCGCGCTGGATGCCGTGGGGCTTGTTCCCCTTGGCATAAAGCGCTTCCTTCTCCTGATCGGAGTTGTAGCTAACGCCACGAATTCCAGTGACGTCACGGCCAGCCAGCACTACGCTGACATCAGCCCATTCGTATTCTCTAGTATCCATAGGTGTTTAGCTGTTTGCGGTCAGGAAGCCGATGTTGACGATGATATCCCGTGCGTAGCCGAAAGGACGGACCTTGAGGGTGCCTTCCACCTTGGAGGTGGCCAGCACGTTCTGCGCCGGGTTGATGAAGAACTTGCAGCCGCTGCCCTCTACGTTGGAGAGCTCACCGGCGGCGGTCATCTGGTTATTGATGGCATCTTCTACGGCGGCCTGCCAGCTCTTGAGGATGGGCTGCTGCATAGTGCCGTCCGTATTGATCTCGATCTCATCCAGCAGGAACTGCAGCATGGTCAAATAGGCGATGCGTGCAGCCTTGTCGACGGTGCGCCGGGCCGTGAGGTGGGCGTAGTCGTCAGTGGAGGCTACGGCCAGCGGGTCATCTACGATGTAGTACCCGGAAAGGCCCACGTAGATACGGGGGCAGATGTAGCCCTTGGCGTAAAGGGCATCCACTACAGACATCGCCTCGTCGACGGAAGAAGAGCCGATAAACATCTCTTCAGGCGCCAGGGCGCCGGTGGCCACGCGGCCGATGTTGCGCTGCACGGGAGAGGCGGCGATACGGCCGGCCAGTGTTCCCATGGCTGCGTTCTTGGAAGCGGTCACCACGTCTCCGATGAAGATGCCCACACGGTTGTAGGCGTTGAGCTTCAGATCGGGCGCATCGTCTGCAGACGTGAAGTGACGGCCTTCCAGGATGATGAAGATAGGAGCATAGAGGTGGTCTGCTGCCCACACCGCCAGAGCCTGGGCCTTCGGAAGGGCCGTGAGCACATCGGGATCCAGGCCGTCAGTGACCGTTACGGCAGCAGTGGATGCGGAGGCGACGATGAGGCCTCTGAGGGAGCCGTGCAGGCCCTCCAGGATTGCCTTCATAGGGCCGCTCTCTGCATCCAGCACGGTGGTCATAGCGGTGGCCTCGATGCCGATGAGGTAGACGGGCGTTCCTTCCTCAGCCTCCGCGTAGAACTGGTTCACCAGCTCCACAATACGGGCATTGTTGGTGGTGGTGATGCCAAGTGCGGTCAGATCCTCCGGACGTACCAGGCGATAAGGCTTGCCCAGCACAAACGTAGTGGAGACAGCGGAGGCCCCCAGTACGACAAGTCCAAGCAGCCCGTCCTGATTCTCAGGCGCGGTGCCCAGAAGACCGTTCAGATAGTTGATTTTTACTCTCGGAAGCATTTGGTTTTCGAATTAAAATGCCGCCCCCAGCGGGGCCGGAGGCGGCATGGTTCTACATTGGGCCGACTACTCTCCGGTCACGGTGATGATGGCCAGCACTTCCTTCTTGCCGTTGGTGGCCTTCAGGATGGTCTGACCGGCTGCCACACCGGTGACGGTGACTGAGGCGCCGGTGGCCTTGTCGATGGTGGCGATGTCCTCGTCAACCACTTCCCACTTGGTTGCAGCGGATTCGCTGCTGGGGGTAGCGGTGGCGGTCACTTCCTGCTCACCGGCCACGGCGACGTCGATGTCGGTGTCGTCGAGCACCAGGCCGGTCACCTCGGTGGCGGTGGCGGTGACGATGGCATACACACCCTTCTTGTCGTAGCGGCGGATAGTACCACCCACACGCACCAGGAAGGAATAGACATCACCGTAGTAGAGCGGATCGTCTACGCGGTCGAACATGATGACCTCACCCAGGGCACGGCTCAGGGAGTCACGCTGCCAGGCCAGACCGCCGGCCAGATCGGTGGCTGCACCGTCGGCGGTGATGTCCTTGATGGTGCCGTCTGCGGCGAAGCGGTAGACGGTGCTGCGCACCATCACCTCGAAGCCGTAGAGCATACCCATCACACCACGCTTCACGTCGGCTGCCTGGAAGAAGCCGATGGCCTGGGTCTGGGTCATGCCGTCCAGCAGCTGCTGGTACATGTTGGCATCCAGGAGCAGGTAGCGGTCCGTCTGGGGCACGTTGTCGGCGTTGAATCGGAGCTGCAGGGCAGCCACGTCGGCGGGGGTGATCTTCTTGCGGAGACCGGTGGCCGAAGGCGTCCAGGCCGGCACGCCCTGACCGGTGGTGTTCACGCGGTTGGCGGCGGCAGGGAGCCATGCCTTGAGCAGGGCTTCGGCGGCCGTGAAGATGATCTGCTTGCGGTCCTGATCAATCACGCTGTTGCGCTTGTTGTAGGACAGCTCGACCATGTCGGCGTAGGGGATGAGGATGGGGTTGGTGGTCAGTTCGCCCAGGGTGTAGTCCACATCCTGGTCCGTACGCTTCTGCGCGGTGGCAGGGAGCTCGGCGCGGTTCAGAACTACACCGGAGGGAGCACCGGCGTTGGGGATGTGCACCTTCTTGCCCTCATTGACGTACATATCGTCATTGACGGCCTTGGAGAGGAAGGTATTGTCGGCAAACAGGCCTTCGATGATGGTCCGTTGCCAGATTTCTTTCTGTACTGCCATGATATTGAATTGTTACTGGTTTGACTTGTGACTTGGCTTACTCGGCAGAAGCGCCAAATGCCTCCTGGAACTTCTGCTTGTAGAGCTCAGGGAACTTGTCCTTCAGTTCACCCAGCCGCTCGGCCTTGTCGATCTCTTCCCAGGTCATCTGGGCAAGATCCTTGGCATCACCGGCACCGGCGCCCTGATGGAGGAAGTCGTTGATGCTGGGCTTGGCAGCCTTCGGCATAGCGTTGATGAGAGCTTCGGTGGTAGCCTTGTCGGCAGCCATCAGCTTACGGTAGCTTTCCTTCTGGTCGGCCTTGATACGGCCGTCGGAAACTGCCTGGTTCAGGAAGGCTTCCACGGCGGCATCCTGGGCAGCCTTGTTTTCGGCTTCCAGCTGGGAGATGCGGGTCTGGAGGGCTTCCACCTTTGCGGCCTCGTTGGTGAGGCTCTGGACCTTGGCGACAATCGCGTCTTCGGTCAGGTCCTTGAACTGTTCAAGGCCTTTGATCTTGTCAATGAATTCCATCTTATTAGGTTTTGGTGTTTTCGTATTCAGCTTGTTCACAAAATTGTAGACCTGCTCATTGGTGGGAGCTGAGCCAAGCGTGTCACTGCCCTGCAGATCGTAGATATCATCACACAAGCCCATCATTTTCGCCTCTTCGGCTGTGAACCAGTGGTCCTTTCCGTCGAAGAAGGACGTTTTGACCTCTTCGGACGGCATCCCGCACTTGCGGCTGATCATGTCGGCCAGCGTCCCCTCCAGGCCCTCTATCATGTCTGCGCATTCGCGCATATCACGGGCTCCGCCGGCGCAGGCTCCGGAGACGGAGTGCAGCATCAGGCGGGAATAGCGGGACATATGCAACGGCTTGCCGCAAAGGGCAATGACACCGGCAATGGAGGCGGCCAGGCCGTCCACGTAGATGTTAACCATGGAGGGGCTCTCCTTCAGGGCGTTGAAAATAGCGATGCCGGCAAAGACTTCACCCCCCACTGAGTTGATATGAACGTCAATCATGGGGTATTCACCGGCAAGCCATGCCATCTCTGACACGATCTGCTCTGCAGAGACGCCTTCCTTTCCGCCAATATCTCCGTAAAGCATGACGGAGGCCCGGCCGTTGCCAGTGGGTATGTAATTGAAAAATTTTTCCTTGGCCATGTGTTTTTCCGTTTCTTGAAACTGTGCCGCAAATATGTTTTCTATTGTTATGATTTGCAACTTTCATAATAATTTTATACCGTATTTCGATATATGGCATATTGTTTTACAATATGTGGAAAATACCAAAATTGCAATATATGTAACTAGAACCCATATTTGCGGAAAAGTTATATCAGTATGGCAACTGCACTGAAAAATACCCAGAGAAAGTCCATTGCAAAGGAGCTCTACCTGCACGGTGATTACACCTTTGAGGAAATTGCCGCGAAGGTGGGCACGGTGCGCCAGACCATCGCACGATGGGCCAAGGAGGAAGGCTGGGCCGATCTGAAAGCCACGATGACCGTGGGCAAGGAGAAGACCCTGAAGAACCTTTACGCGCACGTGCAAAGTATTAACGAAGCCATCCTGCAGCGGGATGAAGGAGAGCGCACACCAAAACCGGCAGAGGCCGATATCCTTGCCAAGCTGGCCGCCGCTATCGACAAACTGGAGAGTGAGTCTGGCATCCGGGAGCTGGTGAGCGCAGGCGTCGCTTTCCTCAAGTGGCTGCGCGGCGTAGACCCGCAGAAGGCCGTCGAATTCACGGACCTGTGGGATGCCTTCCTGAAAGAAAAGTTCTAGCCTATGAAGGAAATAGACAAAAGGGCCCTCCAGGAGTGGGAACAGTTCAAGGATGATATCCGGAAGGAAACCCCTCCGGAGCGGCTATCCGCTGCAGAAAAGGCCAAGAAGAAGGCCTACCTGGAAAAGCACCCGATCGAATGGATGAAGTATTTCTTCCCAAACTACGCATCCTGCGACTTCGCGCCCTTCCAGAAGGAAGCCATCAACCGTATCTGGAAGAATGATGAGTGGTTTGAGGTCTGGAGCTGGGCCCGTGAGCTGGCCAAGTCCACCGTCTCCATGATGCTGGAGCTGGGCCTGATGCTCACCGGGCGCAAGCACTACCTTATGATGGTGAGTGCAACCCAGGATGCCGCTGTGCGCCTGCTGGCACCCTATCGCGCCAACCTGGAGGCCAACGGACGTCTCATCGATTTCTACGGAGAACAGGAGACCATCGGCAAGTGGGAAGAGGCTCATTTCGTCACAAAATCCAATCTTACTTTTCTGGCCGTGGGTTACGGCAATGCGCCGCGTGGAACAAGAAACGAGTCCGTACGTCCGGATATCATAGACATTGATGACTTCGACACGGACAAAGACTGCCGCAATCCCGTCATCCTGGACAAGAAAACGGAGTTCATCGAAAGGGCCGTCATCCCAACCCGCTCCGTGAGCGTTCCTACGCTCATCCTGGCCAAGGGCAACCTCATCGCCAAAGACACCTGCATCGGCCGCCTGGGCGCCAAGGCAGACAAGCATATGGTGGTGAATATCGTAGACAAAGAGGGAAAGAGCAGCTGGCCTGAAAAGAACTCCCAGGAGCACATTGAGCGCGTGAAGGCCACCATCTCCACCGGAGCCTTCCAGGCCGAATACATGAACAACCCCATCCACGAGGGCAAGGTGTTCAAGAACCTGCCGCTGGGCAAGATCCCGGCCCTCTCCAAGTTCAAGTTCCTCGTCTGCTACGGAGACCCTTCCACCTCCAACAAAGGCAAGTCCGGGAGCAGCACGAAGGCTGTGTGCCTGGTGGGAAAGATTCAGACCAAATTCTATATCCTCAAGGCCTTCGTGGACCGTCCCTCCAACGCGGCTTTCATTGACTGGTACTACCAGTGCAAGGCGTATGTGGCTGGCCGTGTCCCGGTGTTCTACCTGGTGGAGAATAACTCCCTCCAGGATCCTTTCTATGAGCAGGTCTTCCAGCCTCTCATCCGCGAAGAAAATGCCCGGCGCGGTGACTCCCTTTTCATCAGCGGAGATGCCCGGCCGAAGACGGACAAAGCGGCCCGTATTGAAGCCAACCTGGAGCCCATTGACCGGAACGGTGCATGGGTCTTCAATGAGGATGAGGCAGACAACCCACATATGAAAGAGCTGCTGGATCAGTTCATGCTCTTCGAAATGACCCTTCCTTACCCGGCCGATGGTCCGGACTGCGTGGAGGGCGCTATCGCAGAGCTGAACCGTCGCACGGCGATTGAGGCCTCCCACTTTGACACCTTCAGGTACGACGACCTGGTGGACAGCACGCAAAGGATGTAGCATTTAAACGCAGATTAAACAGTATTTTAACATGAGCCAATTTATCACGCTGGAAGACTACGATGCCAGCATTCACCGGGAGATACTGGATGCGCTGCTCAGGCACGACAGCGACATCGAAGATTCCGCAATCGTTGAGATTTGCGAAGACCGTGCTATCGAAGAGATGACCGGTTACATGGACAAGTTCTATGACTGTGATGCTATCTTCAGCGCTACGGGATCCGACCGTAACCAGCTGGTTCTGATGATGGCCCTTGACATCACCATCTACCACATCTACTGCCAGCATAACCCGTATAAGATTTCCCAGATGCGGAAGGACCGCTACGACAGGGCCGTTGAATGGCTCAAGGCAGTGGCTGCCGGAAAGGTAACCATCGCCAATGCTCCAAGGCTCCCTGAAGAGACGCAGGCGGAGAACTCCCCCTGGCAAATCGCATCCGAAGAGTTGAGACCCACACGTTTTTAACAGATATAACCTATGGAAGAAACCAAAAGACGCGGACGGCCCGCCGCAAAGAAGACTATAGTTTCCGCCGGGGCAAGTGACATCCTTCCCGGCCAGCAGAACCCCACTATCATTCTGCAGAGCCCGGAGCTGTTCCACTTCAACATAGCCAGGTATATGGACTCCCTGCAAAGTGCGAGTGCCATTGACTTCTACAATAGGACGGAGCTCTACGATATCTACCACTCCATTCTCACCACGGACGGACACCTTGCAGGCATCGTCAACAAACGCCTGAGTGCAGTAGCCCGTGAGCGTTTTGAGTTCCAGCGGAACGGCAAGCCGGTGGATGAAGTGAATGAGCAGATCAAGAGCCCCTGGTTCCGCGCTTTCATCAAGGAAGCCATCAACTCCAAGCTCTGGGGATTCACCCTGTGCCAGTTCAAGCGGAACGAGGCGGGCTGGATTACCTTTGACCTCATCGACCGCAAGCACTTCGACCCGGTGAAGCGTCAGGTGCTTCTCTATGAGACGGACGTAACCGGTGTTCCGCTGGAAGCCTTCTCCAACTGCCTTGTCATCTGCGATGAGCCGCGCGGCCTGGGTAGCCTTGCCACCTGTGCCCCCTATGCCCTTTATAAGAGAGGCAACATGGGAGACTGGGCGCAGTTCTGCCAGATCTTCGGTATGCCCATCCGTGAGTACACCTACAGCGCTGGTGACGAAGAGGCCCGCAAGCGCCTTCTTGCAGATGCCAAGAAGCAGGGCGCAAATGCCGTTTACATCCATCCGGAGAACTCGTCTATGACATTGCACGAAGCGCAGGGAAAGAGCGGCACAAACGACCTTTATGAGCGCTTTACGGCCAACTGTAACGATGAGATGTCCATTGCCATCCTTGGCAACACCCTCACCACAAAGTCCAGCGAAAACGGGACGCAGGCCCTGGGAACCGTGCAGGCCAAGGAGCAGATGAAGATCACGGAGGATGACGTGCAGTTTATCCTGGATCTGCTCAACTACGATATGACTGATATATTCGCCTCCCTGGGCGTGAATACCGAAGGCGGCGAATTCGTGCGCGTGGAAGCCAAGTACCAGGACAAGCAGGTCCAGATCAACGTAGTCTCCAAGCTCAAGGAGATGGGCCTTCCCATGTCGGATGAGTATCTGTATAAGACCTTCGACGTGGAGAAACCGGATGACTACGATGCCCTGAAGGCGGAGCAGGAAGCCGAAGCCCAGGCGAAGGAAGAGCGGGCCCGGCAGCTCGCAGAGCGCCTGAACCAGGAGCCAACCAATGAAGAGAAGAAACGCTTCCTTGACCGGTTCAGAAGTTTTTTCGGCCTAGCCCCGCAAGACGGGGCGTCCAAAGACGAACCCTTGCCCTTCTTCTAGACGGGCAGTACAGCTGCAGCTGCCCGGTGTGCAATCCCGGCGCAGGCAGCAGCTTCCGCAATAAGTCTGCAGAGATCCCCGTTACCTTCAGCCCCCAGGCACTGATAAGGGGCCTGCGTGCCATCTATAACAAGGATATCGATGTGCGCACGGAGATCGAGAGAAGCATCTTTGATGAGACCCTGAAGCGTTTCAATGAAGCAACGGCGCAGGGCCTGGCGGAGAGTATAGATCCGGACGTCATCACTGACCGCTTCCTGTATGAGCTGCGCACCAATAACGCGGTTTTCTCGGCCTTCAAGACACACCGGATGCAGAATGACATCGCGGCGCAGCTGATTGATCCTAAGACCGGCCAGCTCAAAAGCTTCGACCGCTGGAAGCTGGACATCAAAGGAATGACGGACCATTACTGCCACCAGTGGCTCCAGACGGAGTACGACACAGCCGTCATCCGGGCACACCAGGCGGCTGACTGGAAGCACTTCCTGGAAGAGGCCGATGTGTTCCCCAACGTGCGATGGATGCCTACCACCTCCATCACTCCGGACCCGCTGCACCAGCACTACTGGGAAAAGAAGCTCACTCTTCCGGTGAATCACCCCTTCTGGCAGGAACACCGTCCCGGCGACCGCTGGAACTGCAAGTGCACCCTGCAGCAGACAGATGAGCCGGTGAATGCCGAAGCCCTGGATGGCTACACGCCTCCGCTCCCTATGCCCGGTCTGGATAACAACCCGGCCAGCGATGGAAAGCTGTTCAGCGACACACACCCGTATTATACCGAAGCCTATCCCGGTGCCCAGCAGGCGGTGGATAACTTCCTGAAGAAGCGCAGCCCGTCCAGCATGAGAAGGACTGAAGAAGATAAACGCCGTATCCAAAAAGCCTGGGATGAGCGCAAGATGGAACGCAGGAGAGAACTGTATCGGAAATACAAAAATGACCCTGACTATGAGAATGTTGAATTCAACGAAAAAACAGGTGCACTAAAAGCAACCCACGTCGAACACAACTTCGATAAAAATAAGGGGGATTATGAGGTGACTGTGCAAGATGTAGGATTTGCAAATGGACATTCAGTAATACTTGAGAGTGAATTCCACGGAGAAAAATATCAGCGTTTCACTGAAGGAACCTGGGATGGAATGCTTTGTGAAATAGCAAGCCGGGAAACCGGGACAGTGGAAAACATAAAAAAGGGATTGCTTCATTGCGCATCTAAACGCAAGACAGAAGTGGCCATCATACTATTTCCGAAGGGAGGTTATACTCCGGAGAAACTTAGAAGGGCATTGGGCATGTTCAGAGGACTTGAAAAGCAGCATGATGGGCAATACATCAAATTCAAGCGCGTCGTTTGCATTCAAGATGAACAAATTGTCTATGATGAACCCTTTTAAAAGGGGAGCGGGAGGCTCCGGTTTCCCGGTCTACCCCCCGCATGTTTTCTGCAAATATATGAAATCGATTCTAGAAATGCAAGTTTTTATAAGAAAATGTCGAAATAGCAAAAAAGAGCAGCAGAAGCTACTCTTTTCCGGCGCGACTCGAATAGGAACTACGCCCCACAGTAATACTCACCGGCTAGTCACTTAGGACGAAGCAAAGGTATAAAAACTTATAAATAAATCAAAGATTTTATAGATTTTAATAAAAAATGCCTGCTCCAGACTTAGAGAAAATGATCCAGGGAAGCCTGGAAGAGCTGAAAAAGCTTTACCTGCACAAGCTGCCGGTGAAGGTGGGCGTAGCCGTGCGTGATTCCGTCCGTCAGAACTTCCGACAAGGAAACTTCTACGGCAGTGACCGGTGGAGGCAGCCCCTGCGCGTTACCCTGGGCTTCCGGGGTGCGCCGGGCCAGCGGGGGCCGCTTCTCTCCGGTTCAAATCACCTGATGATGAATACGGACTACCAGCCCCTCCCTGGGCGCGTCATAATCCGAAATAACGAGGTCTACGCGGCCACGCATAACGACGGAGAAGACATCACCGTTACTGAGCGGATGAAGCGTTTCTTCTGGGCAAAGCATATGGAAGACAAGCAGCGGATGGGCGCCAACTCTCCGGAGGCGGAGTTCTGGAAGCGCATGGCCCTCAAAAAGCCCGGCAGCAAGATTACCATACCACAGCGTCACTTCCTAGGGCCGGGCCCGGCCGTGGACAAGCTGGTGAACGACCTCATCAACAAAGAGCTGCAGGAATTCATAAACACTCAGATAAATGGAACAACTACTTGAAAGCCTCATTAGCCTTTTGGGCGTAGAAATGCCAGAACTGTGCACCGTAGACGAAGACTACGGCCAGCTGGAGATGCTTAACCAGGAGAACCGTGATACCTATCCGCTGACCTTCCCGGCCGTGCTCATCGACGCTCCGGATGTGATGTGGAGCAACATTGCCGGCCTCTCCCAGAAGGGCCTGGCCACCATCCGCGTGAAGCTGATCATAGACTGCTACGATGACACCCACTACGGGTCTACCACAACGAGCAGGATATCAGAGCGGGCAGCCATGGTCGCAAAGGTGCACAAGCTGCTGCAGGGTTACCGTGTGGATGAGACAACAGAGCTCATCCGTACCAACTCCCGCTTCTATACCTGGGACCACGGTATCAAGGTATATGAGCAGACCTACACCGGCACGGTCACTGAGCTCATAGAGCCTGAGACCTCCCCCAAGAAGGTCTACCCGAAAATCACCATTGGGGAGCCGCTATAAAAGAAGCCCCGCTGCTGTCACCAGTAGCGGGGTTTCTTCTATCAGTGTGGATGCCAGTCACTTCTTTTCAATAGCAGACAACATCTCTTTGGTCATTGTTGGAAGCTTCCGGGGGCGCTGGAAAGTGGAGTTCTTCTTGAGCTCTTCTTTGGCCGCTGTCTGCGCCTTCTGCAGGATGGACAGGATGGTTGCCTCACTCAAAAAGAATTCCTCTTCCGAAAGCTGATGGATGGCGTCATCACTACGCAGGCGCTGCTCTTCAGTCCAGTAGTAGTATCTGGCGCAGATCTTCCTGTTGCGTTTGGCTATGAGCCTATTGCTCCGCTTGCGTCTCATCAGTCACACCCCCGTTTTATTAGCTTTCGGTCATTCCAAGGGGAAGGGCCTCCCAGTCCCTTACCAGACCTGTTTCGGGGTCTTGCTTGCGAACCTCACACCGGATATAGGTACGGGTGACGGTAGGACGGTAGGCGGCTTCAATGATGCGCACTCCTTCGATGAAGCGCTCATCTCCGCTCTCGTCGGCCAGCTTGTGCAGGCGCACCACGCGGGATGCCTTGAGGGCTCCGTTAGCGGAGCGGGCCAGAAGGCTCATCACCATCTTCACCAGCTGGGAAGACTTCTCATCCTGGGCAAGGCTCTCGATGTACTCCTTGACGATGGCAATGCCTTCCTCTACGGTGTCATCGTAGCCGTCCGTCTCATAGACGCCAATGGTGACCCGCTTATCACCGGCCTCATTGGTGAACGTGTGGGACTTCGGCATATTCTTGCCGTCGATGTTCAGAAGCTCCGCCTTCAGGCGCTGCAGGGCGCTGAATTCTTCCAGGACCTCTTCCTTCTTTTTGCGGATGCCTTCGGAAAGCGGAGTGAGCTTCTTGATGGTCTTCGAGATGAAAGCCTCACTCATGGAGGCGTAGCTGGTACGGAGCGCCTCGATGCGGGCCTCTGCTTCTTTCTTTGCCTGTTCAGCCTTGAACTGCTGATAAGCGGCAAACTCTTCGGCGGTCATCTGAACCGCCTGGGTTTCGGGATTGTTATTGCTCATTTCCTTGAGGTTTTAATAGTTGATTCCTTACACTCTTACGTTTGAGCATCTGTTGCACCTTGCGCATGGCGTTCTGCTCATTGATAGCCTGAATATACAGGCAAAGGCTCTTCGAGCTAACATTGTGTTTTTTGTTCAGTCTTCCGTCAATGGTCAGCTCCAATTCTTTCTTCATGTCAGCCCGACTCAGCTCGCCGGTGGTAAGATCATACTCGAAGAGAATGAGTCCAGGGATGCGCTTGACGGAGCCTACCAGACGGTATTCCTTCTGCTGCTCATCCACCAGCTCCTGCATGGCGTTGCGGGAAAGTTTGGGCACTATTGACTTCATGTCGCGGGAAATTAGAGTTCGATCAGCGCAGGGCGCACAGCGCAGAGAGTATAGCCACGGCGGCGCAGCTCATTGGCCAGAGCGTCATCCGGGAGCACGCTCAATATCATCTCTTCCGTCACCGGATGGATATCCGACATTCCTTCCTTGGCTGCACGTGCTGCTTCCTTCCTGGCTTCTTCAGCAGCGACCTCTCTGGCGGCGGCCTCTGCCTCTTCTTCGGCCTTCCTGGCTTCGGCCTCGACCTTGGCCTGTTCAGCTTCCTTCTGTGCCTGGACGTCCTTCTTACGACGGGCACCACGACGTTTGTGCTCCACCGGCTTCTTTACGTCCAGCACCTCTTCGATGCTCATGACAAAGACATCCGTCCTGTCCAGAAGCTTGGAGAGTTCTTCTGCCGGTGCGTCTCCTTCTTCCGGAACGGCCTGGCAATACGAGTTGATGTAGTAACGGTTTCCTTCTGCATCCTTCACGTAGTCGTGAACCTTGATAACCTTCCCGTTCTTGTCGGAGAAGAGGGTGTCAGCCCCAGATAGTTGTTTGTTTGTTTTGCCCATAGGTTTTATTGTTTAAATGGTGTTTTTGTCGATGATGTATGAGACGCGATGATACAGTTTTTCAGACATCGATAATACCTCTTTGACGTCCTTTCCTTCCTCCTTTGCATAGAAAGAAAGAGAATACCTGAGCCCCCAATTCTCTGTCAATGCTAGCTGGAGAATTTTCAACTCTTCCAGGCTAAGCGCGATTTCGTATACTTTATCCATATTCAGTCAATAAAAAGAAGCGGTGGGAGTTAGTTTGTTTGTTCACTTATGAAGAATGATGATCAGATCGTATTAAAGGTTTCCCTGAGGCCTTCACAGGAGTCTTTTCCGCTTCTTTATGTGCTAAGAGGTTGCAGTAGGTCGAAGAGCCCACGTAAGTGCCCGTAAAGCCTCGGAAGCGGCCTCCATTTCGTTCTTACGCTCCAGGCTTTTAAGACCGCCTTTCTTCTCGATAGCTTCCAGTTTGCGAACCAGCAGCTGCAGCTCTCCAACCGTCAACTCATAGAAAGGCTTGCCGGCAATCTTGTTTGAAGACACAAAGGCGTTGATGCCGTCCCAGTTGTCGATGGTATTGATGCCAAGACGGCCGATGCGAAGAAGGGCCGATGAGCGCCAGCGCTTGAGCTCCGCTTTGGAGGGTCCGGTTGCCTCTTCCAGGGCACCAAGCATCTGCATGTATTCGGCGTCTGTCATCTCATTAAGATGCGTGGTTCGGCCGTCAGTGAACTGCAGCACAATCTCATCCTTGTCTACGCTTGGAAGCTTCTTCAAAAGCGCGTAGAACGGTTTGTAATTACGTCTCATCATATCTATTCCTCCTTTCTTGCGTTAAGCCCAAGTTCGTAGAAGTGACGGGCAACTATTTCAAGCATTTCTAATGATTCTTCGTCCCTGGGCGGTAAACAGTTATTAGAATCATAAACGCTCATTATTTCATCAAAGATAAAATTGTCATCCAAATCCACCTCCGGCTGCTCCTGCCTCGGATGATTGTATGCATATTCAATCCCGGCCTTCCAAAGGTCGATAATCTCTTGCTTGTCGTAGAGATTAGTCGGGACATTGTTGCGCCTCTTGAGTTCATAGAGATGCTCATAAAGTTCTTGTGCAACCTTGTCTATATCTTCATTATCCGGCTGCTCCTGCTTGATAGAGGCGACAAAGGAAAGAAGTTCCTTGAGTTCACTCCCGGCGCTTGTATAATCGGGGTCATACCTTTTTAATCGCCTTTCTATCTCGGCAATCAGCTTGTCTGCGTGAATGTATTTCATATCTTGTCTGCTCTTTCAATTAAAATCTTTTCGCCTATTGTATGAATCCCTTCAGGAAACAGGCTCTTGAAGTCTCCCTCTGGCGTGTCATAGATCTCTCCGTCTCCGGTCCTATAGGACTCCACCAGACCCTTCTTTTCAATGATTTCTTTTGCCCTTTTCCGATCAATCAGCTTTGAGTGGAAGATAAGCTCTCCTGAAGATGTCCTGCTTGCCGTATGCAAGCTATACTCAAAGCAACATGTTTTAGAGATTATCTCCGTTGTCTTTGAACGTATCACTATCATTGCCATAGCCTTAGTCAATTTTACTTTCTATGATCGTTATACCATTCTCCAATCCAGACGGAAGCAAACACAATGACTGCGATAGAAATGGCGGCAATAAACGGTATTAAAACTTCCTTTTCCATTTTGTTACTCCTTTTTACGTCCTTCCCAGTAGCGCTGGGCCCCTTCCTCCCAAATGACATACTCCTTCGTATCTCCCATAAATCGGCCCTTTGAGAAGACCGTGTGGCCTTCCACCCAAAGCTTCAGATCTGCGTCATACATCATGTTCACGGCCGGGCGCCCGGCGGGGCGCTTTCCATCGGCCTGGGAGACAAGAACCAGCAGCTTGTTGCGGAACTGTTCACGCAGCTGCTTGAACTGCTTGGAGCCTATCCCCATTGCCTGCACGGAGTCGATGATGACAAACTCCGGGCTCTTGGGCTTGGCAAGGCGCTCTACAAGCTCTTCTATGGACTCATTGTCCAGCACCTGGAAGGAAGATCCACACTCCTGCATTCCAAACCTTCTGAGTGTGTTCTGAAAGCTAAGGCTGTAGCCTTCCTCCTTGGAGATATACAGCACCTTCCCACAATCGGCCAACATCCTGGCAAAAGCCATCACTGCAGAGCTTTTCCCGTTTCCGCTGTTTCCCCAGATGAAGACGATGCCGTGCCGCGCAATCTCATCGCCAAGGCAACCACGCCATTCTGGAGCCACCTCCAGCGTCTTATTGCGAACCGCAAGCGCCTGCGCTGCTGATATAGAACGTCTCATCGAACCTTTTCAGTTAAATCCGCCATTGCATTAAGATATCCCAAAAGAAAATCACCCTCTGCCTTAATCTCAAGTCCCATTCTGTGTGCAAAACCTATCAGTTCTTGGGCGCTAATATACTTGTGGCTTTTATTCCCTTCTTCTGACGGTCCTTCATGCCACATCTTTCCAAGATGGGATTCTTCCACATAGTCGAATTCATAAATGAATATTTCCTTTGGTAAATCCATACCCTACTCCCCCTCTTCTCTTTTAGCCTGGAGCAGTTCACGGTTCACGGACTGCTTCACGCGGCGCAGGTCATTCCCGAAGGCACGCACATCGGCCTTCACGCGGCCGATGGCTGCCGGGTCCTGCAGATTATTAGCTAAGCAGATCTGCTCAATCTCAGCCGCGCTTACAGGCGTCAGGTCAACGTAGCGCCTGCAGATACGGCTCTCTATCTCATCGTAGCCCTTCTTGTCCCGGAGCACACCGTTGGTGATGCGCTTCTTGATAGCGGCCGTGGAGAGGAATACAATCCCACAGCGGTCTTCCAGGGCATTGTAAATGCTGATGAAGTAGTACATCACGCTATCGGCCAGCTTGTCTGCTTCGTCAAACACCAGAAGCGGCCGGTCCAGGGTAACGATGTGCCGAAGGATTTCATTGAAGGCGGCGCGGATGCTCATGCCGTTGGTGCGCACACCAATCTGCGCGGCCAGCTCATGCACAAAGTCGGAGCGCGTCATATCCGGAGCACAGGTGAAACGGAATACATTCCGGTGCAGAGCAGCATAGCTCGAAGCTGCCGTGCTCTTGCCGATGCCTGCCGGCGCAGCAACCCACATCACGCTGCTGTTCTGCTGGGAGTAGCTCAGATAGAGCGTCATATCCTGGTATGCGCCGGTGGAGAAGATCTGCCAGCCCTCGTTCTTAACCAGCTGGGACTCCAGGCGCTTCCACATATCCTCAGAGATGTTGTTCCACTTCCCATTGAGGATGTTTGAAATGGTGGCTGCGCTGATGTTCTTGAGTGACGCTGCGGCCATGTTGTTGGAAGGATACCTCTGGCAATACTTCGCCAGCCGGTCCCTAACCTCTTGTTTTTTGTTGTCTTCCATAAAATATTCGTTTTTTTTGTGTGTGTATTCGTCAGATCCTTCTCAGCGCTGCGGCCTCATCGTACTGGGTGAGCATGCTGTCTGCCTTTTCCTGCTGGCCGATGGAGTCCGGATAGATCTGCGCCGGTAGGGGCTCCGGGCGACGGGTAGAGTCGGCCTTCTCCATCAAACGCTCGAAGCTCTTGCGGCTCTCGTTAAGAGCGGAGAGCCCAGGGTCTACCAGGCCGTGCTGCTCAGGCGCAAGTCCGTGCTCCCGCAGGAGATCATAGTTGTCCATAGAACGCTGGATGCGGTCAATCTTGTTGCGCTCATCCTGCTGCCTGATGAAGCTGCGCTCTTCCTCAGTCTGGTCCTGCAGGGCGCGGTGGATCTTGAGGTAAGGCTTGGCCTCCGTCACAAAGCGGAAGCCGTACTGGTCCTTCGTCATCAGGCGCACCACGGAAAGGTCGTGAGGGTCGTAGGCCACGTAGAACTCCCGGCCGGTGTTGTCCCGGCGCCAAAGGAGATCCGGATTGCCTTCATTGTCGAAGACCTCATACTGCAGCTTCTCTCCAGCCACGGTAAAGAGGATGCCGTAGGCGGTGAACTTGGAAGGCTTGGCGGTGGTAACCCAGAACAGGTCCCGGCGGATGGCGTCCGTCAGCTGGACGGCTTCCGGATTCACCTGGGAGGTATAGACCTCCATACGGCTGCGACCGGCAAAGGCCTTCACGTTTGGATGAGGCATCTCATTCCAGCGCTTCCTGGCGTTCATATAGAGCTCCACAACCTCGTTATAGGTGGGAAGCTTATCAAGGTTCTTTTCAATGAATTCCCGGTGAATACGGGCCGATTCACTCTTGGCAGTGATATTGCCGCCGGTGTAGAACCACTCCTGGTGAAGCACCTGCGCCTGGAACCGGCCGAAAACGGCCTCAATGGTCTTTGCCGGCGCCTGGTGGGGAGCGGTGGTACGGAAGAGAGTGGCCACCTGCTTGAGCCACTGCTGAGCATCGGCCCGCTTGGTGCCTCCCTGGTTATCCGTCACAAACTCATACGGCTTGCAGCCGGCAAACTCCAGGGCATTACGGGTGGCCTCGTAGAGGGTTTCAAAAGATTCGGTATTGCTGATGTAGCAACCTAAAAAGACCTCGCTGGCGGCATCAATCACCTCATATACATTGAGAGTGGCCAGCTGATATCTGCCGTCAACGTAGGCCTTATAGAACAGGTTGAGCCGCGTGCCGTCACCGTACCAAAGAGCATTGGGCATGGTGGGAAGGATGGTGGAGTGCTGGCGGGTGTAGATCATCTTTGCCTTGGTGTCGCCGATGACGGCACCCTTCCACTGGATCTCCACCTCCGGGCGAGTAAGGAAGTTCACCAGGGCGGCCTGGGTCTTCAACTGCTTCCATCCCTTTGCCGGGGCAACCTCGTTGTACTTGGCAAGGATCTGGGCATTGTTGTAGACGGGAGTCCGGGAGCACTTGAGGGCAATGATGAAGTTGCCTCCCTCTTCGGTGATCTTGCTGGCGTTGGCGTTCACCAGGTGGCCGCTCACCAGAGCAGCGTACCCTTCGCGCTTGTACTCGCGGATCTTGTCCCGAAGGCGGGCCACATTGCGAGGCAGCGTGTGCCCGTAGCTTTCGCGGAGCTCTTCGCATGCCTCATAGATGGGAGGCCAGTTGATGGGCGTGCTGTTGCCATGGAGACGGCGCTGCACTCCCTGGGTCTTCTCCATGTCAATGAGAATGTTCAGAACGGAGGCGTTCAGAGTGAACTCCGCAATCTTGTCCCCTTTGATATGGGTTCCATCCGGAAGGCAGTAATCCTCGAAGAAGCTGCGGGCCTCCGCGTCAATTCTGATTTCTTTTTCTTCCTTTTTTGCCATGTGGGGGTCTCCGTAAATGCTGATAAAACGCTGTTTAAAGCGCGAAGGAAGACTGTCATAATCAACCAGGGCGCAGTGCTCCAGGCCCTTGCCCGGACGGACAACCGTGATGGACTTGCGCTGCACTAGCTTATCGTAGCAGGCTCTTGTCATCACGGCCTCTCCGGAGCTGGCGTCAGTCAGC